AGGCGCTCGATGATGCTGTCCATGCCCTTAGTAAGAGACTCTACAGCCTCTTTGTTCTGAGCGACGATAGCGTCAGCGCCCTTAGCGATGGCTTCAACGCTGTCGTTAGTGTCTACGTCAGCTTCGGCAGCAGCCTCTTGCTGAGCAACGAGGCTCTTGTTGAGGTCAACAAGGAGCGTCTCGATACGGTTAAGGTCAACAGTCTGTTCGATATTCTCAGACATAATATCCTCCGTGAGTGGATGAGAGTTAGTTAGAGTGATAGCTTTTAGCCGCAGAGAGCAGTTTACGAGCCATCGCTCGTTGCTCCGAAGCTGGGAGTTGAGGGAAGACCTTACCAAGTAAAGTCTGCATCTGTGGTAATGATACCATAGGTGGGCGCAAGTCGGCACTCTTTTCAGCGTCAGATACTTTATCCTTGCTGTAGTAGCCTTTCGCCTGGTCCATCATCTTCTCCACTTCATCAGACATCATCTTAGCCATCTCTTCCTTCATGACACGACGCATCATGCCTTCAAGAAGAACGGCCATGTCTTCTTCAGACTCAGCGGATTTAGATGACGGTTGACCGTCAAGTGATTGTGGTGCTACTGGCGAGAGCGCAGCTTCCGGGTCCGGTTTAGCTGCTTCCTGATAGCCAACTAGCCCCTTCTCAGTAGTGTCTGTGGGCATAGATACCTCTTCAAGTTTAAGGGTTTCGGCTAGTGTAGCAGACACATTATCGCTTTCGCCAATACTTGTTTGTGGTTCTAACTCTAGTAGACTACGAGCTAAAACTTCAAGTCGGGCATCAGGGTTGACGGGATGAGCTGTTACCGACACATTTAAGATGCGGGCTTTTGTGATGATCTTGGGGTTTTTAGAGTCGCGCTCCATAACCTGGCCTTCAACGGAGAAGCCGATGCTTCGCCCGTCGGCTGCCTTTTGTATAGCACGAGCTGACTCATAGACCTCTTTAGCTCTAGGCCGGTCGAGGAGTAAATAACCTTCGATCATTGTAGCAGGCTGCCCTTTATGTACTGTTGGCTTCACTAACGTCGGATAGCCTACAATATATTCAGGGCCCTGCTGGTGTTCGTAGTTAAGCCAGCCGCGCCGTAAGAAGTAATCCCAGTCGCAACCAGCCTGGATGATGCTGTCGCCCTGCAAGTCAGTAGCCTCAGTGCTAACGATGCCAGCGATGGGCCCCTTGAGAGGCTCCTCGGCACCGTCGCCTTGGGACTTCTGGATATTGATGGGCGTCCAGAGCGAGAATAGGTCAACTTTCTTCATCAGTATCTCCTATAGTTTTAAGTTTAGAGTTATGATGCTCGATGACCCACTCTCGAAGCTCAGCCTCCTGATCTTCACTCGCGATGCCAGCATCTCTACTGATGCCCATTATACCTAAGAGCTCAGCTAAAGCCGAGTCGTAAGTATCTTCCGCTACATAGCAGTGTGTCAAGAATAGATGTATAGCTAAGTCTAGTGCCTTTACTCTGGTGATCTCGCTGCGGTGCAAATAGAAGTCAGGCACACATAGCTTCTCGACCGTGATTTCTATCGGCGCTAACGATGTCCCGCGACACTGGTCATACATGTCCCAGCGATCTTTAACGATGTCTAAGTAGTGATCTACCCCACAGACATAAGCGGTGAGGGCGCGTCTTGTTTCCAGGTCGAGGTTATAGTTTTTGAGGGACACGAAGCCATCATAGAACAGGTTGTTAAGAATGTAGATAACTTGGTCGCGCATCTTCCTGGCGGGCTCGTGGCTCATGCTAAAGCAAGCTGCGAGCGCGAAGTCCAGATCGAAGAACATGCCTGGTCTACTAGCGAAGGTCGGAAGGTCCTTTAGCTGCTCAAGGTCATCTACTCTTGGGCGGATCGCCCTGAAGGGCGCGGCGTCTGAAAACAAGACTCTGCTCTTAAGAACATTAACGCCCACCTCTAAGTATTCTGCCAAGTCCTTAATATCGAGCCAGGCCTTAGCACTGGTGTTAACATTGAGGAACGGGATGCCGAGGAACTTCTTCATCTTGTAATGCCTCCATCGCCTCTACCGGGCGCGGTATAACTTACTCTTACTGGTCTATAGTGTATCATAGTTTGCAAGCTATCTCTAGGTTAGTGGCCACATTAGTGAGCGAATGATAGGCCTGTAGCACACGATGAAGTGGTCAAGTGGTCAACTAGTGGTCGCGGTTAAGTGTATGTAATGAATACGGAATTAAGCTATTTTACCATTTGACCCTATTTTAACTTACCTAAGAAAACATATATAGTTTACAAAGAGCAATATAAGAATTGCATATATATGTTCAAATCCCGAAAAGTTTTAAAGTCCAAATGGTCGCTTAGTGGTCATATCCTTAGTGGTCGTATACTAAGGTGTTAGCTTAGTGGTCGCATGGTCTTCACTAGCTTTTGTGCTTCCGCCATAAATCAGCGTCGGCTGTTCTTCTCGTCTTGCCTCCCGTACAGAAGGAATAGACTCTAGCTTTAGCCCATGCTTGCGGTGAGGCCCCAGGCCGATGGCCGCTGGTTGACCACGCCTTCATGCCGCGATCATAGACCTCATCAAGTATGGTTTTGCTGATGCCAGACACTTTGGCCGCCGCCCGCAGAAACTCGTCCTTACCAGGCTTCTTAACTTCTTCACGGACCTTAGCTGCGAAGCTAGAGCGGGTATACTTACTGGGCTTAGTCTTAGCGTCCTTATCTCCAGGCAGCTCTTTATAGCTCTGCTTGTCCTTAAGCCGTCGCTGTATCTCGCGTTTGCGCTTAGCCCGTTCTTCACCCGTCAGACCTTCCAGATACTTCTCTGGGACTTTAGGCTCGGCCTTCTCGATGACCGCTAACATCGCTTCGCCGCCAACAGCTAGAGCGTTCTTCTTCATGTCGGGCTCGTCTATGAAAGACAGGTAGCCCTGCACTAGATCGAGATCAACGTGGGCCCACTGGCCTCGCATGATGTATAGGCCCTGCTTCTTGGCTGCGCGTTCTACACCGTGGAGCTTGCGCCCCTTCTTAGCAATCTTCTTGAGCTTAACATGGTCATAGGGGCTCACAATAACATCAGGCACAAAGTCTATAAGTTGCAGAGCCAGGTCTACCTCTGGCGGAGGCACTTCTGGCGCCGGGAGTGTGTCTGCAAGTGAAGAGTCATCTTCTTCTTCTTCTTCGTCTTTCTCCTCTTCCCCGCTGGCGATGTCTAATACAACAACACCCTTCTCGACCTCATCATCAGACTCTTCACCAAACTCTTCTAAAGCCTCTTCGAGCTCCGCATCAGATAGAGGCGGCTCTTCCGCAGGGATCGCGTCTTCAGGTACAGGTGCTGGGTCTACATCTTCGGGATCAACATCAGTCTCTTCATCAGCCTCTGCCTCGATCCGCTCTCGACCCGCTATATCCATAAAGTCAGGCTTGCGCTTAGCTGCCTTGAGGAGCTCACTAAAACTAGTAATAGGGGCAGCCTCTGCCTCCATCTCATCTTCAGGGAAGTCATCACCAAATAAAACCGTCGCTAAGAAGCTGCCCTTCTCGACCTTCTCTTCCTGCTTAACGATGCGTCTAGCCCAGGAATAGCCTGGGTCGCCTCCCCAGATCAACCAGCTAATATAACTCGCAGATGATCGGTCCTTGTGATGCCCTTCACGCTTATATACTTCGTGTCTACGGAAGAAGGCGAGCATCCTTTTAACGGTGGCATAGCTGACCTTGCCTTGGATCAGATTAGAGGCACGCTGGACACCAGAGCCCACGCCTTCTTTCTTGGCTTGGCGAGTGTCTAACCCGCCGCGCCCATGCTCCTTGCGAAGCTCTAAACCACGCTTAGCTGCGTTTCTAACAGCTTGAGGCACTGTAAATGTCTTACTTTGGTTGGGCATCGTCGCTCTCCTTATTTCCAGCGCTAACGGCTGCGGGCATTATAGCCGCTGCTGCGACCTGGTTTAGAATTACATCACCTCCAGGAAGAGGCTCCATGTCATAGGCAGCTCGCATCTCGTTTACAGTCATAAACGCGCCCACCTTCTTAATGTCCATCTCTAGCTGCTTCTCAACAGGTGTAACGTCCATACCTGTGAAGACTAGCTCAAACCTCTCATCGAGCTCGTTAACTACATACTTATTAAGCCAGGACTCGATGGCGCGAAGCAGAGGTCTAAGTCCCTTCTCCTTACTCATCAAGACTTTCTCTACAGGCCCACGCTGGTTAAGTGTAGACTTAACGCCGACATCACCAAACGAGAAGCCGACCTCAGCCGGGTCGATCTGGAAGATGGCGCAGAGCTGCCTGATGTTGTAGTTAATCCACTTCTCAAACTCCATCTCTGCGTTGCTCTGAGACAAGTTAAGTGCCTTTAAATCCTCGTTATTATCGGGATCGAGCTGGATCAACGGAGTCTTCTTAGAGTTATGGGCCCCGCTTAACATCGCATAAAACTCGCGTCTAAATGCGCGGAAGAGCTGCGGGTTCATCTTAGTCTTAACTGCGACAATACCACTTACCGAGATGCCGTTAGTGAAGTTGCTGGCGTTATAGATTTCTGCGTTAAGCAGGTTGGTCATCACCCCGATAGACTCTTCGAGCTCGGGGAAGCCGTAGCCTTTATATCTAATCTCTGAGCGAGGCCGTCTAATACCGAAGCACATGTCTTTAGCGCCAAACTGCGCCTTAACTTTGTTCTGATGTACCTGGACGAAGTGGATGCCTTCTGGATCGCGTCGTCCCTTCTCGCGCTCCTGCTCTGACATCTTAGCGCGTCGGATAGTCGAGCTGTCTACATTCATAAAGCCAGCTACATTACCGCTTCTGCTTCTGACTACTTCAAAACAAGCCTGGTCGTAAGTGAGGCTGTCTCTAACTAACATGCGTAAGAACGCCTCGAAGTTAGACTCGAAATCAATGCGGTTGTCTCCGCAGCTAAGCATAAAATCGTATATCTGCTGGATAGTTAGCAGATCATCATCTGATGGGATGGCAGCTCTATCTTTAAGCCTGATCTGGAAACCGATGTCGTCTCCCTCTTGCGAAGGCTTAGCAAACTCAGCGATCTGGTTAATCCGAGTCTGGATAATGGCAGCGATAAGCGGCATCCTAGACATGGCCTTAAGCTGATTGTAGTCCAGCCCGCGATGCGACTCTGGCATATTCTCATCAGTGGCGTTGGCCATCATGTAGGAGTTAGCTATATCGGTAGCCGCCACTTGGATGGCGCCCGGTTCTGGAGCGTCCTTATCTGGAGGCGGCAGCGCCTTGATAAGATCGTCAGGGATATAGTCGCTATTATTATTGCCCAGTCCGACCCAGGTCGCGACACGTTGGAAAATATTCATGGTGTTTACCTCGCTCTCTTAATGATAGTGCTAAATAATAACATATCATCAGGCTTTTAGGTAGGTAGTGAGAAGGGGCTCTTAGTCATCTCCGCTGGTCGCATTGGCCTGATATAAGTCGCCCCGAGACGAGCATCAATGGCCTTAGCGACATCGCTTAAGTCTTTATTAACTTTAACGACTTCTACATCACTCTTCTTCAGGAGCTCTACACCTTCGGAGCAAGAATAACCTCCGTCGATGCAGATCACTTTGGACGCGCCCACCTGCACTATAGCTTTAGCGCATAGTCTACAAGGCTCACCATTAACTATAAACCAGGAGCCAGCTAAAGGTGTCCCTAAACGAGCAGCATTATATATCGCGTTCTGCTCGGCATGGACACAGCCAACTTCAAGCTGGGTGCCAGACTCAATATCTCGTCTATCACACACAGCGCCACCGCAGAGCTCCGTCCCGCCACGAAGATTACCGTTATAACCTTCGCTAAGCATGACGTTAGACTTAGGGTCTATAATCACACAACCGAACTGCCTCCTCTTGCAAGGCGACAGCTCAGCCAGCGATAGACAAGTCTTAATGCGGTGTTGCAGGTGCTTACTCTTCATTTAAGATACCCAAGTCCTTAAGTACAGCCATAGTCTCGGGGAAGATGTCGCTGAGCATGAGATACATGGCTTTAGCGAGCTCTTGCACTTCGGGCTGGGCATGCGGGTCTAGTCGAAGCTGTAGAAACTTAATGTAATTGTGGAGGCTGCCGGTCATCCAGAAGGTGGTATACATGTTTTGAGGCAGGACTGCTCTAGCCTGCTCTCGCGCCACTCCACAATCTAATAACATCTGGTAGCAGCGATAAGCGTTGTCTACTTGATCTCGCATAGCATTAACTAGTTTATCGTTATTGTAGACCACCTCATCAGTGCTGCACTGGAGGTTCTTATCTGCTTGTTTACGGAGCTCTCGCGGTACATGGAACTCGATGCACTCGCTAGTATATCTACGGCTCACCTCGTTGAAGCTGAAGGTCCTATGACGCATCACCTGGGCCCTGATATATAGAGGCACCTTCATGCGGAAGCTGATGGTGCTATGCTCAAACGGAGAGGTGTGGCGCTCCCTCAACAGGAAGGTGATTAGCTTCTTATCTTTAGCGGTAAGGTCGCCTTCACTAGTAAGGATTTCATCATCTCTAAGAAAAGACACACGCGCAGCGTGCGCTGCTCTAGCGTCGTCTCCCATCCAGTCGATCAGAGACAAAACCCCGATGTCGTCATTATATAAGTCGATATGCGACTCCATCAGGCCACTCCTAGTTTCCGTTGTTCTGATTTTGCTGCTGAGTCTGGACCCAAGTAGAGATGCTATCCACCTTCTGCTCCAGGCGGGCAACAGCCAAGCGTGTTTCTGTAAGTGTATTCGTAAGCTGCTCCAAGACTTCATTACCGCGCTCCAGATTACTGACGCGCTCTTCCAGGGAGCCAATAGCTTTCCCGCTTTCATAGCGGTCTTTAATATAAGTATATAAGAAGCCTGCGACACCAGCGATGCCTGCTAATGTGGTTATTGAGATAGAGTCCATGCGGCACACCCTCCTAGTGAGATAACTGTGCCGATAGCAGCGCCAGTCATTGTATGTTGAAAGAAGTTATTAGGGCAGGCTGGACACTCTGGCACAGCAGTACAAACGAGCAGCTGACCTTCCAGAGCGCTAACCCGCGCCTCCAGTGCAGTAATTTGTTCTGCTTTGGATTGTATTGTAGCTCTAGCTTCCGCGAGCTCGACCTCCATCTCTCTATACCGATCTACAGACAGCCAGACACCTGGCATCTCCGCAGTGCAACCCAGTGGCAAGCGAAGGCGCTCTACACTGAAGTCGTCGGGACAAGGCACTGTGAGCTCAGTACCGTCGGTTTTAATCCACACCCCAAAGGATGCGGTAAACATGAGGAGGCTACTTATAAGGAGAGTCTTAATCATTACCACTCTCCATCTATAAAGTCGTCAACGTCTTTAGCCGCCTTCTTTCCAGCAGCGGAGCGTTGTTCTTGCTCTTTAACCTGGAGCTCCTCAACTTTAACATCAAAGTCCTGAGCTTCCTGGTGGATGTCTTTGATCTGCTCCCGGCGCTTCTTACCAGCTTTAGCCTGGGTCTGTTGAGCGCCAAAGAGCAAAGCACCAGCCGCGATTAACAGCTGGTAAGAGTAAACCGCTGCGAAAAGAGCAAGGGCCCCGACAAGCGCCCAAAGCAGCTCGTTCTTGTAGCGGTTATAGAAGGCGATAATCTTATCCATAATGTGTCTCCGAGAGTTTAGAGGCTACAGATAAAATACCACCTCATATTACGAAGGATCAATCTAAAGGAGTGTCTGTCAGACCTGACTGTCTGCCTTCTATGGCAGTGCCACCAGGTCGCACGATTTAAGCTGCTTCTTCACACCGTGGCTGACAGGGCTCTAGGCTTATGCCTTGTAGATAGTTACCGCCTCGCTACTCGCGGTCGCGTTGGTAATACGGACCAGGTAGTTATGGACGCCATCAACAAGGTAGCTAGAGCTTCCGACAATGGTTACACCAGAGCCAGCGGTGAAGCTATAACCCGCAGAGCTGTTAGACACGATGATCTTAAACTCGAAGGTCATGTCAGCAACACGCGCCTCAGCAGGCATCGCAGCGACGATCTGAGCAGCCGTTGCCGTTGCATCAGTCTCATCGTTAGTTGCGTCTCTAAGGATCGCGCCGCCGACGAGCTGAGAGCCCGAGAGCGTGGTGTTCGACCCAGAGACAGATGCGAAGCTGAGCTTGTTAAACTGGCTCTTAGCGGCCTTGTTGATGAGCGC